TTTACGGAAGGTAAGGGATAAATTTTATTTTGTCATATAACCGAAAAACCTATAACTAAGCTATTTGAAAGCATTTAACTTTAGAAAAAACACTAAATAAATAGAACTAAATTGACACGTATTTGACACGCGTGACCCAAAATAACCACGTCAATTAAGACGTGGTTTTCTAATTATTTAACTTACTAATTTTCTTTTGATATATTTTGGATATGCTTTTTGCGGGTACAAATCGCCTTTTTTATGGTCAAGTACTACATATCTATCATTTACCCAATATATTGCATGTCTTCCATCTGTGATTTTTATAAAATTCTTACCCGATTCAAATACTTCTTTTACATTCAAATTTTTAAACTCTTCTTTTGTAACAAACATTTCGTTAGCTCCTTTTATTTATCTTCTTCGTTTTCAAGTGATCTTTGATACTCGTATAACTTTATTATCGTTCTGAATCTGGCATCTGATAAAGATGTTTTTCCATTCCTTAAATCTTGTACAGTTTGATATGGTAATCCGGAATTTTTAGCAATTTTATATCCCGTTTCTTTTTCGAATAACTTTTCTATTGATTCAATTATTTCTTTTATTGCTGTCATTTTTATCCCTCTTCCATAAATTGATAAGCAGTAAAGTAGTAAACAGTGCAACAACACCTTTACTTATATCGTTGCCTAAAAACACGTTTATCCAAATAAGAATGATTAAAATAATGTAAATTGTTTTCATAGTATTTTAGTGTTAGAATTTATATATAGACAGCCCTTTCGGGCTTGTCTACTTACTTATCGTCTTTTTTCAATGTTTTCGCTATGGCAATTGCTGACATTGTATAAAAGGCGATTTCTGCTATAGTTTTAAAATTTTCTAACACTTTTTATCCTCCTCTCAACTGGTATACCTTATTATAACACGGTTAAACGTGATATGCAATACTTTTTATAAACTTTTTTCGTTTTTTTGCATAAAAAATAACCGCATCAATAAAGATACGGTTAAACAATACACTTTTAATTTAATTTCATTATTTGATTCGTAAAATAGCCATACATAAGTTATTTTGCGTCCTGTAATCAGTCAGTTCTCGAAAACCAAAACTCTTATACAAGTCTCTTAATTTATCTACATCTTCATATTCCAAATATGCAAACGAACCACCGGTTAGCTCTTGCGCTTCTAGAATAGTCTGATAAGCTAATTCTAATAATTTGTATCCTGTTATCTCTTTTGTCTTCAAAGCATCTTCCTTAAAGTTTTTACCTATTTGCCCTATTAAATAACAAGTTAGTTCGATATCCCCAGTCATTTTATCTTTTTTTGAAGCTTTATGCTTTAATTGACCCTTGATTTTACTTGAATATTTATCCAACTGTCTTTTTGTAAATCTCAATGAATTTATACCTATTGCATAATAACCAACTAAAACTTTTGCTCCTTTATAACTACTATATACTAAATGCGTTTTAGAAAAATCATTTTTATCATAGTGAATCGCTTTATTTTTGAGAAAATCTTCTACTTCATGAGCTTCATTCTTACCAGAAAAATCTTTAGATTCAAATTGATCTAGTAATAATTGAACCTCTTTTTCTGTAAAGTTCCTCAATAATGTCGATAACGAAACAACTTCTAAACTCATTTAACCTTTACTTTACTCATAAAATTTTGTAATTCTTCTGTTGTTTTTAAACGTTGAGCAAAAACATTAGGTCTATTGACTTGGGCATCTTCACTTTTGTTCATGGCATTCACTAATTTTTTAGCTGCTTTGTTATTAAATTTATAATCTGTAGTAAAACTTTTTGTAGCCATACTACTCACTTCCTCGTTTTCATCATTTGTCTATCAGGTATACTTTGTCTACTTTGTCTACCTGTTTAAAATGTATCATGAAAGTATATTTTCGACAATAGATTCGATAAAATTTCTTTAGTATCTCTGATTTTACTCTTAAAATAATTTGTCCCCAATAACATAAAAAACCTACGTAATTGTAAGGCAAATATGTATCGAGTGATGACAAGGAAGATGTCTCCTGTGAGACCAACAGCCAGATATATGGCCTCTGCCGGGCTAAATAGTTCACTCCTACTATATACGCATGTGATTATAACATAAAAAAATAGGCAAGTACCGTAGTACCTGCCTGTTATCTACATTTAAATCTTGAGAGAAATGTTAAAAAGTTCTAGTAAAATAATAGCACATTTTATCTTTAAATGTAAATAGAAAGCAGGTATGTAACGCACCTGCTTAAATAGACATGACTATGTCATTCTAACTGATTTCTCCCCATAAGTCACCTAATATCTGATTAGGTGGGGCAGAACCATTCCACGTTCTAATAGGCAAGTAATAACGTTGCCCCTCCCATGTATATCCTACCCAAACATGACCATCTTGTAACATCACTTCTGTATAATCACAATACCCACCAGGTTGGAACTGATAACCCACTGGACAAGATAAGAATGGCCCCACTTTTCTTACTGTGATTGGTTGATTGCCGTTTGTGAATCTAGCACTTTCTTCCATGTAGTAAGTACCATATTTATTACGTTTCCATGCACTTGCAACTGGTTTAACTGTATTACTTGAAGCGCTTGACTCATTAGAGACAGTGGCAACCGGTATTTTACCATCCATGTACGCCCTAATCTGCTTGATAAAGTAGTCTTTAAGTTGCAACCGCTTGTCTTCTGGCAATAGACCGCGAGTTACTGGGTCAAAACCAGTGTGTAAAACCGAACTTCTATGAGGGCATGATGTTGAAGTAAATTCATTGTGCAATCTGATTGTATTTCTGTTTGCTGGTAATCCCCATTTTTTCAACAATCTAGCGCATTCTTGGAAAGTTGCCTGTTCATTTTTTAAGAATGTCGCGTTATCTGCGCCCATTGATTGACATACTTCAATACCGTAATAATATTTATTACCTATTTGATTAGCGGTATGCCAACCTACTTGTGATTCATCTAAGGCTTGCCAAACTGTGTTGCCTGATACGTAACTATGCGCAATGCCCGCTTCTAATCTTGATAAAGGTGCATTTACTAATCCGTTACGATATGCTTCAGCAGTCTCCCCTTTGCTCCCTGCGTCGTTGTGTATAACTATACCTTTAGGGTTACTACCACGCTTAGGTAGGTCATAACCTTTAACCACATCTTTGATGATTTTAAGTTCTACTGCTTTAGGTTGTGGCTTAGCTGTTTCTTTTTTAGGTGCTTGTGTAGGAGATTGAACTGATCGTGGAGCTATTTCACTTTTGAAGTTAGGACGGATAAACCACATAGGGAAGTCATAAGCATGTTTTCGTCTTGTAACTTTTTCCCAACCCCAGCCGGGTTGTTCGATTCCGTCAGTCCAGCCACCGCCTAGCCAATTCTGCTCATATACAATGATATAATCTAAAGTTGCTTCAATTACCCATGCTACGTGTCCGTATCCTGCACCGTAATTACTACCGAACACAACCATGTCGCCGGGTTGTGCCAAAAAGTCCGGTGTATTTTGGTATACAGTAGCTAGTCCATCGAAATTGTTTGCAAATGGTATATCTTTTGCACCTAAACCTTTTAGAAGTAATCCAAACAAAACTTTCCAACCAGCATTGGCATAATCAAAGCATTGAAATCCATACCATAAGTCCACATTGAATTGTTTTCCCTCAGAAGTTTTCAACCACTCTATAAACTCTTTTTTAGTTAATTTTGCTTGCATTGTCGCCACCTCCATGATGATACTCATTCACATCAAAGCCAACATCGTTAGAGGCGTCTGTGAAAGGTTGTGATGTATTATATTCTTTTGGTGCTTTCGTGCTTAATTCCGGCGTTAAACTGCTGTCTTGTGATGATTTCCACGTAACTTGTTGTTCTTCTTTATTGCTATCTCTAGGCGCTTGGTATGTCTGTGCTATAGATGAATCTGAGACGCCTTTTGACGTTGGGTCAGTAATAACGCCAATACCTGTAAGTAACGTGAGGATAGCGCCTATAATTGCGCTAGCTTGATTTAATTGAGTAGATAAATCTAATCCGAATAAATCCGTGACTTGCTTGATAAATAGCAACAATGCTCCAACTAAACCAGTTAGTACTGCTTTGTTTTTGAATCTCAATTTCCAGTTAATATCCATTTGTTTGCTCCTTTTATCCAAAATAAAAAAACGACTAAAAATTAGTCGTTTAAAATTATTCAATGGTCAATGTTGGAGATCCTGAATAAACATCACTTATAGTGACATACAATATCCCTGAAGGATTACTAAAGTTGATATTTTTACTTGCAACTCCGCTATTGACTCCTGATATTCCTAAATCACTTGAACCTAAATTAGTTTGCGAAACCCTCATTATACCGCTACGTACATTTTCTATTGTCACCTGATAACTTTTATTAGGTTCAACTCCGTTTATTGTCCATTTTGCTGTTGATTCTTCTATGCTATCCGGATATTTATTTTTAGGTAAGGGTTTTATTACAAAAGATGAAGGCTTTTTCCATACTTGGATATTTCCAGCATATACTTTTGTATATTCTTCGCCTTCGTAAATAAGTTTCTTTACATTTTTAAAATTACCTTCCATAAAAATCACCCCTTAATTAAGTAAAGTGTATTAGGGTCTTTTTGATATATATAGTTATATTCATTTTCTGTTCCTGTCCAAATTTTAACCGTCGGTTGAGATGCGCTTTTTAGTTGATATAAATTATCCGCTTGTTGTTTAGTAAAAGCTTGAGATGACAAAACATACCGCTCGTCATGATTATGATTTTTTGGAGCATATAAATCATTTAGTGTTTGTTTGAATTCCTCAAAATCTTCTGTACTAACTTTTGAGCCAATCTGTTGCAATACACTTTCTGAAATAGAGTTGTTTTGTATTGCTTCTGCTAATTCTCTTAATGTATTCATAGATTCAGGCGCGCTATCAACTAGTTCAGCAATTTTTGAATCTGTATACGTTTTAGAGTCGTTGAGAGTTGTATCTTTGATTTTTTCAACTTCTTGCAATTTATCTTCTAACCCTTCAACATTTGCTATATTGATTTTGTCCAATAACTCAGGTTCTGCTTTGATATCTGTATCTTTACCATCAATTTGCCACATTTTAGTGTCAGGATTGATTGATACTACAGTACCGTTTTTACCGGGTGCGCCTTGTTCTCCTTTTTTACCTGCTTCACCTTTTGCTCCAGGTTGTCCCGGTTCGCCTTTATCACCTTTCGCACCTTTAAATCTACTTTCATTCTTTTCGATGTAAGAAATGACATCTTTATCTATTTTCTCTTTAAAGTCTTTGCTCAATAAATCTGTCGCGTTATCTTTTAAGATTCTCGTAATAGCATCATCTACCAATTTAACATCGATTTCTTTTGCTACAGCAGATTCAATGCCACTATCAACGATATTGAAAGAAAAGTTCGCGACATGTATTTTTTCTTCTTCTTTCTCTAAAAACAGCTTACAACGTACATAACCAGCGTGTTTGATAACCTTTTTGGGTATCTTGTAGGTAATGAACCCTTTTACAACATCGTCGATAATAAGGGGCTCATTTTTGAATATAGAGCCATCTTCCATAAACAAATGTAATCTAGGTGTTAAGCCATGTGCTTTTAGATCGATACGACCTTGTTTGTCATTGATACCTATTCTTATAGATGCTGTATTTTCATCTTCAGTGTAAAATCGACAGCCAATGTCACCTAAGTCAACACCATCATTTTTTATTCTCGTTTCAACATCTTTTATTTTGTACATTTATACACCTCTTTATTTATATTTATCTCTTGTGAAGTAGATACCTTTTAAGCCGATTTGTTTATATAACTTAGCGATTGTACTTGCTTGATGTTGGCACCACTCTATAGCAGTAGCGTATTGGTGGGTAGTTGGATTCTTAGGATTCCATCTAATTCGGTACAATGTGTTTTGACCTTTATTGATGTAATCCTTTCTTACGAAGCTAGCACCGCCCATGATTGCTTTTGCTGGAGATGTCCAACCTTTATTTTTAGCAAACGTCATTGCATAATCAGGGTCGTTGTCGAATGCACCAATACCGAAGTAATTATATGCACCGTATCTACCATTAGCGAAGTTACTTGTTCCGTATCCACTTTCTAATAAAGCGTGCGCGATCAAATAAATTTCGTTAATGTTGTTTTTCTTACAAGCTTCCGCGAATGCTTTGCCTTGTCCGTCGAGCGTTCCTTTTCCTTTAAGTATTTTGTTAAGCGCACTAACTGAAATGCCTTGATACTTGCCTAAATTAAGCATTTGATAGCATTGCGTGTTACTTTCCCATATTCGCTTAACATTCATTGCCGAGCTCGTTTGTGCTCGTGTTGCATTAGCCCACCCCCATGTATGAGATTTTTTCGGGTTACCCCTAGACATTTGTCTATCCAGTGCTTGCTGGAATGTGAATGGACTTGTTTCAGTAACGATGCTTGGTTTTTCGTCTGATGGAGTAAGGCCTCGTGTGGACGCACTGTCAACTGATGTTTTATCACTAATTCTTATTGTTGTTTTTGTCGTTACTTCTTTTATATTTTCTCGTGTCAATATATCTCGTTTAATGTATGTCTCAAGCATTTTCTTTTTAACTTGCTCATACTTTGCGTTATCCGGTATACCTTGCTTAATCAAGTCGTAATTAATTAAATCTTTCATACTACGCCAAATATTAGGGTCTACCTTTAACGTCGTTTCAGATAAGTTTTTATCAATCCCTGACAATAACCAAACACCACGTATTAACGCTTGTATTTGATTCAATAAGAATTGTCGTTTGCTATCTGTTTGACCACCACATACTTCAATAACTAGCCAATTAGGGTGACGCGGGTCATCAAAATTGGTTGGTCTAGCAAGCCATGTAGCCTCTCTATCGACATATAAATGCGGTATTTCATAATCGCTTATAAACTTATTTCTTTGCGTATACAGTTCGTCTACAGAACGCATATGCATTGATTCTTTTATATATAATCCTTGAATATCTGAGCGTTCATCACCCATTACAACTATATGATCAATGAAGTGCTCTTCTTTATCTAAAACATTGCTGTAAGCAGTGTATTTTACTGTTTTAACTTCTTTAAATTGCGGTTTCTTCGCTTCGCCAGTAATTGTTGAGTCATTGGCTTTTGATGCTGAACTTGTATCAGTACTACTAGGTTTGCTAGTATCTTTTGAGTATGGAGGCCTAACAAAGCCTGTAACACTTACATAAGGGTGTCTTACTAATCTTCCTGGAGAACCTGTCCAACTATTAGAATTAACCCAGTTTTGGTCAACGCTATAAAAATAACTTTTATTAGATGGTCCTACTACTATTGCGGTGTGTCCGTCCGAACCTATTCCGTTGCCAGGGTGCCAAACTGCGATGTCTCCAGGTTCCGGTACAAATCCAGATGAATAACGATAGAATCGGAAACCCTTAGGATATCTGTAATTAGCCATATCCTTAGCATTGCCCCATGTTACAAAACCCCAATATCTTTTAAAAATAAAGTTAGGTGTATCCCAACATTGACTGCCCCGATAATTATCTATATTAATCCTCTTACCAATATTCGACTTTGCCCACTCCACCACTTCACTAGCTGTAGGCTTTCTAGTCTTTGGGTTAGGTAATCCCATGTATGCACCTCATTTCAATCAAAATAAAAAGCCAGTGCCGAAGCACTGACTCTTAACTGTTATTTACATTTACCAAACCAGAAGCACGCCCAGAAGCTATATCCTAAAATCCCTTTAAGCATGGTAATCACCTCCTTTAAATACCAAAAATAGTTCTTAGTAAAGCTATGACAATCGTACTGAAGATAGTCCCTATCAAACCGAGAATCCACATTTTCATATCGCGTATATTTTTGTCGTTTTCTTTCTTATTTTTTTCGTCTATCTGTCTTTCCCTCTGGATAGCATCTAAAGTTTTATCTAATTTAATGTTAACTTGCTCTTGAGTTTTTTGACCTAATTTAATCTCATTGAGAGTGCTAAGCATTGTTTTATCATTCTCTTCTAATCTTCTAATTCGCCATTCATGTTCGTGCCGTTTGGTAAATCCAAACATTACGCCACCTACTTTGTGTTAAATTAAAAAGCCTCAAGCATTACACCTGTGACTTTTCATCTTTTGCCTCTGGATATTTTTCACCAGTGATCAATGCATATTCTTCTTTGTCGATTACACCCATGTCTACGTACCACTTAATTTGCTCATTTTTATAGCAACCCCACACATAAAAAGTTTTAATGTCTTTAAAAGTTGGATAAATCATCTTCATCATTTAAACGTCCCCCTCAGTATTTGTTTTGTTAGTTTTCAGTTCGGTCAACTGTTGTGTTAACATAGCGTTTTGTTGCGTCAATTGCATTGTCAACATGTTCACTTGCGTCATCTGCATTTGCATACTTGCAACCATTCCGCGAAGTTCCTCATCACTTAAATCTGACGCACTTTGTTGGTTTGATGCATTCGGTACGTCTTCTTTTTCGAAATTGCTATTGTATTTAATTTCGCCGTTAGTGAAAACGAACTTTCTAGGTTCGAACTCTTCTTTGAATTTGATAGACACATTGTTATCGTCTACATCTAAACTATTGCGTAAACCGCCAGTATTAACGTATCCGATAACTTCATTTTTATCATTTACTGTGATTTTCATTATTTCCACCCCATAATTTTAGTTATAGTAACTTTGTTGGCATTCGCTCCAGAACCTGATGTTTTACCTAAATCAAAGTACACATCGTTATCGATTCTTAAAGTAGTGCTACTTGTTTTGGATAGTAAACACTCATAAATACCGCCACCGTTACCGTCTGAGTCAACTACATTCGCTTTACTTAATTGAATTGCATTAGGTAATGTGGTTAGTCCGAATCCCTCAATAACGCCACCTGGATAAGTTCCACTTACTAATAAAATAGAATAGTTTGTGTATGGTTCGGTTAGATTGATTGTTGTACCTACACCATTTGCTCCACCGTCGAACAATACCGTTGACTTATGTTCATTAGGAACTGTCCACTGTTGCTCAAGTCTGCCGTTTGTGATTGATCGTGTGTAAATCTTTTTAGAGTTATAAGGCGTGAAGTTAAATAGCTTGTTTGTATCGTCTTTAACGAATACCGATAAATAACCCTCATAACTTTCAACACTACCTGGTAAATCCGGCACTCTTGTTGCATAGTAATTACCAGCAGTTAAATATCCCAAATCGCCTTGCGCATTATTTAAGTTAACTTGAATTGATTGACCATTCGCCTCTGTCATCTTATGTTGTTGCCAGCTCGTTGTTCCGAATTTATCATCTACATACTGCTTAGCTTGATTTAAAGCGTTGTTAGACGTTTCTTCAACAAATTGCTTAATTAAGTTTCCATCATTCTTTTTATAAAACGGGTACCATGTGCCGTAGATTTTGTATTTTGTGTACTCATCGTTTGAATCGTCTGGGTACCATGTTGCACGAGCAGTATTATTATCAACAACATAAACAACTAACACACCAGATTTGCTTGATGTATAAGTTGATTCATCGAACGAAGAACCGTCATCAACACCATCTTGTCCAGGCTTCTCTAACGTGCCTATATCCGTCTTTTCTGGCGCATCTGTTGCATTAGTAATATGAATAATCCTAGATGTGTTAACTGCGCTTAAAACGCTATCTATGGACTGCTCATACGATTCAATTGCTTTACCGTAATCATCTGTAAGTTTAGACTTTTGCCAATTTGTTGTTGAATTACCTTTAACAAGGTCAGCGCCATTGATTTGTTGTTCAACTTCGTTAACACGTTCAAAAATCGCTTGCTCTTTTTCAACTATTTTATCGACTTCAGCTGTAACAGCTTGTGTTGCACTAGTTTGCGTCGCAGTAATAGCTTGTATAGCTTCGTTTTGCTTGATTTCGATTTGTTGAATGCCTTTTGTCGCACTATCATTCACTTTTGCTATTAACGTTTGTGTATCAGCCATATTTTGCTTTAATTGGTTAAAGTCTTTACCGACTGCTTCGATAGTATCTTGAATAGATTTGATATAAACAAGCTTTGTTATACCATCAAACCCACTAACTAAATCATTTTCAATATTGAAGCTAAATTGACGTTCAACAACAACATTATTACTCCCGTTTTGTGTAAAGAATGCCTGAGCATGCACCTTGCCTGAATGTTTTAAAAATTCATTCGGTATCACATACTGCAAACGCCCATTAATTGCGTCTACTATCGTTAATTCGTCTGAAATATAAGCGCCTCTATCTACGTTATAATCATCGGTTTTTAACACGATAGATGTTTTAACATGTTCAGAACTTATAGATAACGGTCTGTTATTCTTAGTTACTGCAAAATTTAAAACACCAGTTCCTCTATCTGATTCATAGAAACTGATGTTTGTGTCAATAATTGGATTATATTGTGATGTTGTTTGTAACTCGATTAAGTTATCGTCTTTCGAAAAATTATCTACTATCATTATTCAACCACCTTTCCTTCGAATAAACTCCATTTACCAACGCCACCAGTACCAAAGTTTCTAACTAAAAATTGATGTGCAGACGGGAAGTTATTACGTCTTAATACTTGTGTTGTGTTACCTGGTGTATTCGATTTTACTTCTAATATCCAACCTGCAATACCTTTAAAGTCTTTAGGAAAATCAGTAAATCGTTTTGATTCTTCAGTAGTGATATAGAAATCTAAACCAACGATTTTTAAATCTGATAATTTTGTAATATTCTTAGGAATATGTTCCCAATAACCGGCGTTTTGCGGACAGAAATTCCATGCTCCGTTGTTTTTCTTATTGAAAATGTCAATGACACGTTCGAATTTAAGCATATTTCTACCTGTGCTGTTTCTGGTAAGTACTTGTCTTAGAGCACCATTATAGTGTCCAGGCAGTACATCAAAGAACCAACCTGCATCTCTAAACGCTTTCGGTAACGGGAAATCTAACGCATTTTGTGTGTCTTGCGTATAGATATAGTAATGACCAACTTCCGTAATATCACTTAGATATGCTGGGTTCTGTATTGGTAACGGTTTAACACGTCCACCTGAATCAGTCATCGATACTTGAGGTGCAATGTTTTTTAAGAATTGGTTAACACCTCTTTGGCCGATAGAATAAATTGAGTGATGTCTGTTATTACCAGGTCCAATAGTTACCCCTATTAAAAGTGCTTTACGTCCTGTTTCTAGATCGTAATACATATCTAGACCCTCAGCCTCTTGGAAATCTCCTTTAAAGTTGTTATTCACACCGCCTATATCGATACGACGTTTAAATAACAATTCTTTCGTTTTGATATCGAAACCTTGTAAGTAATTAGGATTAGCCGGATTAGAATCGCCAGTGTACCAATACAAGATACCTGCATCATAAGCAATGCCTTGCATAGGTTGCGTACCTGATGTGTATTGCATAGGGATATCCATTTGGTACAGTACTTTGTCTATACCTTTATCAATATCATCAGCACTTCTAACTTCAACAAAGTTTAATGCGTTCTTAGCTTGTTGTTCAGAAGCTTTATATTCACGTCTGAAAATCATTAAGTTTTCTACTGGATTATAAATTGCTGAAGTGTATCTATCGTTAAATACGTTTGGCATGACGTCTTGCATTTCGTTGCCATACGTCATTTCTCCACTTCTATATTTAAAGCGTACAAACTTATTATTGTTGTTAGCGTCTAACACTGCTGAATAAATCCACAACTCATTGCCGATATATCTATAGGCGTTGTGTGTACCGTGACCGCCATTTTTAACAAGCAATCTATCAATAAATTGTCCGTTGGGCTTCAATCTAGATAACATGTAATGATTGCCTGGACGCGCTTGTGTCATATATATAATTTTTGTTCTTGGGTCAATCCAAAATGATTGCATTACTGCATTAGTATATGGCGATAAGTCAGTGATGAATTCCGGTTCTTGTTCTTGCGGTTGAAATCTATATTCAGTCGCTCTATATTCCTTGTAATTATCATCCACTGCTTTTTTAACCGTTTTAGTGAATTCGTCTAACGTTGCATAATCGTGATACAAACGATCTTGTAATGTTGGGTGCGCGTATCCTGTATTATCAACACGCGCGTCTTTTACTTCGTTGATTCCATCGCCGTTATGACCTAGTACCATGTTACTGAATCGACCGTTTAAATAAGCTAAAAAGTCTGAGACACTACCATTCAAATATTTAATTTGGTTAGCTGTGTGCGCATATACTTCTTCTTTTTGATGATATATAAACATCTTTTCAAGTTTACTCATTCCATTATCAAGTAATCGATAGTTGTACTCATGCTGAGCAACTACTTTTTCGCCAGTGATAGAATGCAAACTTGTTATTAATCCGTAAGCCATTGGTTGCCTCCTTTAGTCGTAAAAACTGTAATAATCCTTGATTAACTCGTACATAATAACCTCGTGACCTTTTTCATTAGGGTGTAAGCCGTCCTCCATGCTCGCTTTCCTAAAAGCTGGATTGTATGGTTTAAAGTAATCTGTGTGATATGCGTCAAACACTGGAACGTCCAGCTCACTACAAGCTAGTATTTGAGCATTGACATAATCTTCTAAGGTTAACCCTAGTTTGTTTTTATCCGTATCTTTACGGCGTATCGTTGTGCCACGCATAGGACATTGTCTAGTAGCTGTCATTACTAGTATTTTTGAATCCGGGTTATTTTTTCGTATAACTTCAATTGCAGAACAAAAGGCACCATAAAACGTTTTAGTGTCCGTTTTATCAGTGCCTATCGGTACGCCTGCCCAATAACCGTGTAACCAGTCATCATCAGTGCCTTGTAATATGATTAAGTCGCCTCTTATTTGTTCCGCTTGCCTATAAATACTATTTTCAACGTTGTTTGTATCTGTAACAGTTGCCATAGTTGCGCCACCTCTTGCAAGGTTGGTCGTTTTCGCTTTTAATTTCTTGCCTAACATTTCTGTGAAATTAGTTTTTGCATGCGACCCTCTAGCTACAGAATCGCCAATCGTTCCAATAGATTTGATATTTCTTATACTTGATTGACTCGTAAAGTCGTACATGATCGTGCCATTCGCAGTTGTAACTGTTTTAGTACTCATCTTATCGACTTTTGCGTTTATTTTTTCATTCTGCTTAACTAATTCGTTATTTATAGATAAACTAGCGTTAACTTTAGCGTTTAGTTCTCTCAAGTACTTAGCTGGGTCTGACTTAGTTGTTTTTACATTCTTAACATAGTTCGTAGCTTCATGGATAGCTTTTCTATATCTGTCACGCATTGTAAAATCGCCTAATACTACATCTTGTTTGATGATATTGTTATATGCATCTCTATGTGTAGTAATCTCGACTATTCTTACTAAGTCGTTATAGCCTATAGTTGGTTCGGCCACTCTTACGACATCGCCAATTCTAGGATTAGCCTCTGGAAAATGCTCAGGCTGTGCTACGAAGTCCAAAGAAATAGAAGCAGTGACACTTTTCTTTATCACTAGCTCCATTGATTTTTTTAAAACATCCTCTTTTTTTATACGTCCATCTATTAACGGAGGCGCTTCCCTTTTCCCAATCAGTTGTGCTAATGGGTGTGTGAATTCGAATTGTAATCCAGCCTCTGTAAAAGTTTGTTGACCGTCAAAGTCGCCATAGCCTCTTATATATGTGTAGCATTTAGAAGCATCTTCTTGAATTTTGACATTATCAGCATTTACACCTGATTTGATGTAGTAACCTGCTACTTTAGATAATTCATCGTACAAGTGAAACGTCTTAGTTTTAGCTTCATATTCATATTCGAGATGATAACGTTCAAGCCCTTTTTTGAATATCTCAAGCCTTGTGTCTCCCTTACCTAATCCCTCGAACTTTGATGCGTCAACCTTAGTATGCAATACGTACTTATAACTAGTTCCTTTAAATACAGTGTTAAAAAATTCTACGCCTGTGAAACTTTCGTTATATTCTTGGTAAATCCTAGAATTGTTTAGATCGTCTAATTCTTTTTGTCTCGCTTTGATACTAAGTTTGATTTTGTTTCCGATTGTTGATTTATCAAGCATTACTATTACATATTCGTTGAGGTCATCTTCCCCTTTTATATTTGTGATAGTCCACATCTTTGTAATAGCGCCGATTGCGTCGAAAGTGCTGGCATTTTCTATCATATCAATGTCTAACGTACTATCTTCATTCAATTTTTCGTTTAATTTTGTATTAACATGAATCGCATGACCGACGCCTTGCAAACTTTTTAATAATACCGGCATATGCTACTCCTTATCTGTAATATAATTTGTGTCTAAAGATTATCTTTTTCATAAGTCTGTTGGCTTTAAAATGATTCCAACCAGGATACAACACCGGTTGTTCTAAGGTCTTGTTGTATAGGTCAATATTTAAATTACCTCTATATGTGTGCTTGTTATCAAAAATGATTTTATCGCCTGCTTTTAAATCGACATCTTTAATTACTGAGATGTTTCCTTTATCCATATAGAAAGTGAAACCGTCTTTATCATCAGCTTTAACATCTTCAGCTAATTCAATTTCAACTACATTGAATTGGTTGAATTGTGTTAATGCCACATCTCCGTTGTAATAAACATCTCCAGAACTCGTATTATAGAATGTCATTTGTCTACTTCTATCATTTTCATTTAGTGCTATTCTGTCCGGAACCGACCATTTTTCTAAATCATTATCACTTTCTAAATCAGTGCTATAGCCAATACTTTCGAAAAACGGTAATTCAGTTGTTTCGAAAGTCAAAGTGAATTCTCCGGCAGTCTTAGTTGTATCAAACGAGATTTCACTAACTAATCCGACATATAATTGTCTGCCATCAACATAATCTAATTCGAATTCTTGGTTTAACGGTTCGAACATGTTTTCAAATTTGATAGTATTATCCGGCGTTGCTAACTCTCTTAAATAAAATCGACCATAAAACAATGTTTGAATGTCCGATTTAAGATGTGAGGCATAAGTAATTTTAGGTACTTCATACCTTAATCTTAATTCAACTTTTTTACATTCTTCTTTAGCGTAATTGTGGAAACGTCCGTCAACACCATCTAAAGGCGAATAATTCCTTTTGTAACCCGAACCGATAACATTGTAATCAAGCACTCTTAAGTGTTTGTAAGTGTGAGGATTGTCACTGACTCGGTACTTCACACCATTTTTAATAATTTCTACATCATGGGCTATCAATAAACAAACCTCCCTTACATTAAGTTGAAACTACCATCTTTTGCATCCATATCGTCAATGTGAGATTTAATCATGTTTAGATCGCCCTCGTTTCTAACAGTTACATTAACAATAGGTCTGTTATTTTCTTTCATGCTATGTTGCACATCGTTTGTCATATGACCGTCAACGCTTGGTGTCAAACTATCATTGAAGCCATCTGTTAACGTTGAACCTAACTCACTTGTAAATGTTTTACCGAAGCTAGTAGCCATTACTTTAGCTTGTGATACCGCTAAACCTTTACCTAAACCACTACCTCCACCGTGTCCACTTACAAATGAAGTTACAGAGTCCCACGCTGATGAAATCGCATCGCCTACCGCGCTTACTACTTTGTGCGCGGCGTTAGCTACACCTTCTGCTACTTTGCCTATTAATTCTGCTCCGGCATTTAAAAAATCGCTGAAAAAGCTTTTAATCTTATCAAGCGCGTTTTTCATACCGTCGCCTACATTTGAGACAACCCTTTTAAATCCATCAGCTACTTTACTTGCGAAACTTGTAACTGTATTCCAAATATTAGAAACCCATTCGGAACCTTTTGTGATAATAAAATTTAGTGCTTGCCCCATTTTTTCAGCTACACTCGAAGCCACTCGACTGAACCAACTTGTAACAGTATTCCAAATACTGCTAACAAAATTAGTGATTGTACTCCATATCTGTGACCAACTTGTACCAAACATAGAAAGTGTTCGATTCATTACGCCAGTTAAAAAGCCGATAATTGACTCCCAAACTGATTGCATGTATTGCCAAATCGTATCAAGTACATTGGTAATCGTAGTTTTAATTGTCTCCCAAGCACCTGAGAAGTCGCCAGTAAGCAACTGAATTAAAGCAGTGAACAAACCTACTATGATTTGGACTGCTACGGATATCACTGTTCCTATGGCTTGGAACGCAATTGTAATTAAAGTCCACAAACCTTGTATGATATTCATAACATTTGTAATAATGCCTATTACCAAAACACCTAAGACTTGCATGAATATTTGTCCTAATACTTGCAATATAGGCATTATCGGTTGTAATGTTGATTGGATTTTGCCCCACAATTCAGTTAACCAGCCAACTACACCTTGAATCGCACCAGAAACTGCCGTTTTAACGCCGTTCCATGCTTCAGTAATAGTATTTCTGAAATTCTCGTTTGTTTTCCATAAATAAATTAGAACTCCAATGAATGCACCAATTACTGCAACAACTGCTAAAATAGGTGCTGAAATCGTTCCAAAAACACCTGTTAATGCTGACATAGCTCCAGTAACTAGACTTGATGTTCTAACGAAGCTTAAAATCTGTTTGATAACGCCAAATAAACTCAAACCAAACACATTTGTAAGCACACTACTTATAGCAACAATCGGAGCCATTAAAGCCCAAAATACACCGCCTAAAATACCCATAACGCCAGCAACTTGTGCTATAGCTGGGTGTGTTTCGAATAGTTTAACGATAAATCCAGCTAGATTAGTGATAAAGTCTAATAATTTACTAGCTATAGGAGCCATTGCAGTGCCAAAAGCAACTAACGCTTTTACGATATTACCGATTAACTGCATAATAGTAGGACCATTCTCTTGAACATAACTGATAAAGTCTTTAAATCCTTGTGATTGCCCTACTTGTTCTGACCACGCTCTAAATTGTGAAGTTAATTTAACCAACCAATCAAAAATATTAGAACTGTTTTGAGCAAAAGCAATCATTAAATTACCAATACCAGCAAATACATTGCCAAATATCTGGCCAATCTTAGGTAAGTTAGTGGTAGTGTAGTCAATAAAAGCTTTAATAGCATTCTGACCAGCTACACTATTAGCCCAATTTTGGAAAGCTATAGACATGTTCTGTAATCCTTGAGACACGAATTTGAACAATGGCATTAATTGAGTGAAAATGTTAACTAATCCGTCGCCAAATCGTCCTGCAGCGTTCAATAAATCTCCGAAGATTGCGCCACCTATGCTATTCAATGCTTCAAATGCTTTCTTAGCCGTTTCAGAATGTTTAACCCAATCCTCGAACTTGCGCGCGTTTGCTTCTACCAGCATAGATACTTCGGATAAGAAAGGCTTTAATTGCGACATCGCGCTTGTAACGCCTCTGATACCCGCTGACATCGCATTAAAGATACTTGCTTGATTCTCTTTTACAATGCCTTGCCATGTAGTTTTTAACTGATCGCTTGCATCTCTAAAATTTTGAACCTCTTTTGTTACTGCCAATGTGCCATCTTTTACCATTTTTAGTGCAGTAACAGCCATTGCGCCGAAGCCGACCGCTCCAACACCAGCTACAGAGAACGCACCAGCAAGCCCAATAACGCCACCACCTAATACACCAACGGCATTAAGTACTGCCATAATAGCCGGAACTAATCCAGCAATTACTGGTATTAACGCTTGTATACTAGCAATCATTAAACCTTTGACTTGTTGTGCAAAGATAGTACCGAAAGTTCTAATATTTGATGCGATGCCATCCATTGTTGATTGATACTGATCTAACGCTCTTTTACCAGCAGTCAATGCTACTTGCATTTTCGTCATTCCGGTTGTATCGAAATCTAATTTAACGGTGTGTTTACGCCAACCAGCTAACATTGCTTTAGAAGTCGCAACATTTCTTTTTAATCCGCTAGCGTCGCCATCAATTTCAACTTTTTTACGTCTGATATTCGATAGTTCTGCTTTAACAAACGATATAACTTGTTTCACTTTGCTAGCGTCTGCATCGATATTAACTTTATGTTCTCGCCAACGTTGAGCCATTGATTTAGCTCGCGTTAGCTCTCTTTGGTAGTCTCTTATGTTAGCTGTAACTTCTGTCTTGATTTCGTCCGGTATATCAGTCTTAGCCATACGTTGAGCAGTTCTAATATTCCTTTTAAAATCACTGATTATAGCTGTAACACGAGCTAGAAAATTCTTTTCCATGCCTAACCTCCTTTATGACTTGTTTTTAAGCTGTTAAGGAACTTGCGAGTCCCTTGTTTTTGTATTTCTCTTTTACGTTTGTTTTTAGCTAGCTCACGCTGTTTCATTTTTTCATATTCGTCTTCTTGACCACGAATAATATAGTGTTCTCTTTCGTTCTGCCTAACAAAACGCTTTAGTGATTTACCAGCTTGAGCAACCGCATTATATTGAGCGCCGTACAACGCAATGTCTCTTTGGTCAATCAATGCTTGTCTAGCGCCAATAATCCAGTCATTCCATTCGGCAGGTAGCATGCTCATTAGCTCGTCATTACTCATATAACCTATGTAACGACTTGTCATCTGCCTTATTTCCGAATAGTCTAATAAGGTGCTACGGTCATGATTTCTTTGTAGTTGTTCTTCATCATCTCGATACCAGCTTTCGCGCCCTCTTTCTCGTCTTCTTTGGCTAACGATGGCGCTTGGTTCATCTGTGTCCAGAATAGACGTGATTTCTGCTTGAAAAAACCGCTATTATTCATTACGTCCAACGCACCTTGCAAAAGATTTAACGTGTCGTTTTCTCTTTCGATGATTTCCATGATTTCCGCTTCAATATCTTCTCTTTTAGGTGCACTTTTACCTAGATAAGCTGTTGCGCATTCCCAAAAATCTACAATTGCCACTGTGTCACGCTCTAATAAAGCGTTGTAAACATTAGTAAATCCTGAAATCGTTTGTTTTCTACCTTTATTATCTTCTTGTTCAGTTGCAAACTTTTTAGCAGTTTTATCGAACATAAATGTTGCTTTTGCTTTCACTTCTTCATTGTTAATTGTTAATGATGTAATCGGATTAAAAGTTGTTTCAGTCATATTAAATACCTCGTTTATTGTTATTTTGTACAAAAAAATAGAGGGCTTATGCCCTCGTTAATTACATGCTTAAATCGCTACTGCCAGCAGTTGTTTTTTTAGTTCGGTTTTCATAACTATCTTCGTAAGCGTTCATGTCTTCGAATTCAACAACTGGAGCCAACGCACTAGGGTTAAGCCATTCTTTTGGTAAATCGTTGATTGTACCGTCTGCACTATTGAACTTAACTTTCGCTGTGATTTCGATTTTGTTATCTTCATCATCAAATGACCATTCGTGCTCTTCGATAACTACATACGCGAATACACCGTGATGTTTGCCATCGCGTTTTTTAGTTTCCCAAATCCAAACACGTAACTGTTTGAATTGTTTAACTGATTCTTTTAATGCTAATTGACCTTTATCTCCCGGAACGACATCAAGCGTCAACTTGATTTCTTCTTCGACAGAGTTACGGCTATAATCTTTCTTACCGCCTTGAATGATTTCAGCAAGGTCATTACTGATAGTGTGTCCACCCTCTGCTAAACTACCTAAAAGCGTTGCTTCTTCGATAGTTAGCTTCTTAGCTAAATCTTTATCAGCGATTTGGAGAGCGACAATATATTTATCCTGCGCCATTCGTTACACTCCTTTGTAATGTGTTATGTCTGTATTTAAAAACAAGCCGAATGATACCGTGTTTAGTGTACTGATCTATGTCAGTAATCACTTCTTGTGTATCAATCCGACTTTTAATGAATGAATAATAATCAATTTCGATTTCGTTGTTTAAAACGAAGCCTAAAAATTGAATTATTTGTGATGCCTCATCTCTATTACGCGCTTGACTATAAACATGCAATGTGATGCCGACATCTTCGACCATGCTCGTGGTCGTTTCTTTGTTAGTGACGTTTGTTTCACCCACAACGATATATGGGTAAACAGCGTCTTTCTGAACGCAATCAAAAACCCTACCGTCCAATTGTTTTTGGATAATAGGGTTGCTTTTTAATTTGTTATATACTTTGTTAAATAAGTACCGTTCGACTGATACCCACATATCTTAACCACCTCATGAAAAATACTTATTAAAGAATGCTCGTCCAGCGTCTATTGCCGGCTCCCAAAAAGGTTGAGCATGTTGTCCTTTAGTAGTGTGCCACTTACCGTTCGCATCTTTGTACGACCACGGTATCTTTTTCGCTCTACTACCTCCAGCACCTGTTGCATATATACCAGTACCATAATTGACATATATTGCGTATTCACTACCAATATTAATAACACCAGTAAAACCGCCGTCTTTAAAGTCCATTGTTACACTTTCTCTAAGATATCCGGTATCAACTGGCATTAATGAAATGATTGTATTGTGAATCTTAGCAGTTGTCTTTGCTATACCTCGTTTGACCCATCGCTCCATGTCTCGCTCGTAATTTTCTAACTCTTTTACTAAGTCCCAATTACCATACTTAACCTTTGCCAATAGGTCGCACCCTCAATCTAGTTAAATTGATTTCATGTTGTCCGCCTTGGTCGACCGGTTCACCTACAACTTCGTACGTTTTACCCTCGTAATTAAATAAAGTTTTGTTTGTTATTGGTATGTGGTACGGCGTATATAGGTTTCGGTCAAAATCTTTGCTCATCTGATGAAATTTGAGTGTCTCACTTGATGTAGGTGTGTCCATAAACCCTTTAATTGTTTCGTTACTTTTAAAACGCTCGCATTCTTTAGGATATGTTCCTACGACTTCAACCTCTCCAATTTCAATTGTGTGCGGAAACTCATCAAACGGATTAAACATATCGTTTACCCCAACTTAACTTACGATAAGGCATTAGATAAGCGTAAGCACTACTAGGTATGTCAGTTACATAGGTATAACTCACAGTGCCCATCGTGCGCGCTGAGATATTGCCAGTTGTACCAAACTTGATACATTCAGCAATAAACTTCTTAACACCCGACGGCACTTCTTTGTCATCAAACTTCTGATTACAATAATCTTCTGCAACACCTTTATATTCTTCAATAAGATATTCGATCTGCTCATCGTTAGACGAATCATTGAGTGAAAGCCCATTAATCATTTTGACGTCTTTTACGTCCATTACTTAACACCCTCTAAAACTTTGATAAGCTCATCTTTCTTCATATCGCTATAACCTTTAATTTCACACTTTTTAGCAAGTTCTTTTAATTCTGCTACTTTCATATCAGATAAACTTTTTTGCTCGTCAGCGCTCGCCTCAGACTGTTCTGTTGTATCGTCTTCAACAAGTTTGATAGCGATTAAATTACGGCGGTTGTTTGTTGTAGATAATTCAGTGAATCGTTCTTCTGACACTTCCAAACCATCACGTGGGTAAATGTCTCCCACTTGATATTCATGTCCGTTGTCTTGTGCATCTTCAAAACGTTCGATTACTTTATACATACGTCACTACCTCCTATTACATTTCTAAGCTTCCAGAACCTTTAGTGATTTTCACTGCTTTAGATTCATCATATAAATATGCTACATAGTGCTTATCACTGTATAATGCAGTTGTTTTTGTTGATGCGTCACGCGCTACTTCTAAGAAGAAATCACGTTTCAAGATTAATTTAACTGCACCTTTTTTAGCTAAAATAGCTGTGCCAGCTTCTAACTTATTAGTACGTACAATGATAGCGCCTAGAGCTTCGCCAAACGCACCTTTAACGATGATGTCATCGCCTAATTCGGTTGCACGTGTAAAGTTAGTTGATGCATCTCCGCGTAACTTACCAGCATCAAGTGGATTAACAAATAAAACCATTGGTTCTAAGTCTTCATCGTTAAATTTGTCGATTGCTGATTGTAAGCCGTTTAACTTAGTGATGTCCGCATTAACAGTAAGTTTAGCTCCCATTAAAGCCTCTAATACGTCATTGTCAACTTTGTTAGCATGTGCTAAACCGTGTTGACGTACTTGTTCGCCTTGAGGGTCTCCGTAACCACTTAATAAAGCCTCATCTGTGATAGATGTACCTTTAGCAATTTTACGGATTTTAGCCTCACGTTTTTTAGTTTCTAAGATGTCAGTAGGGATTTTTTCGCCCTCTGCAACTACTTGTGCGTCTCCGCTATAAACGAATGCTGGGAATGTCAAAGTGTCTCCCGGTTGTCCTTGTAATGTGCTATCCACTTCTGCAAATGAAGCGAAACGCAATTTCTTTTCGAGTTGCGCTTGCATCATAGGCGCTAGTACTTCTGGAATGATTTGATTACTTGTTTTAGTAACTCCTTGTGGCATGTTTATACCTCTTTCTTTGTTTAATTTTGATTAACTAGTTTTTCGAATGTCTCACGATCGTTCAAATACAATTCGTTACGTTCAGCGACACTCATGTTGTCAAACTTTTCTTTCGTTACACTTGAGTCCGGATTACCTCCGCCTTGTGGTGTTTTACCTACAGGCTTAGACGGCGCAAATAAATAAGGTTTAGACTCTTTAAGCGTTCCAATCGCTTCATCTAAACCTTTTACAGTTCCGTCGTCTGCTAATTCCAATTCATCTTTATTGATGAATGTTAGAATGTCGTCAGCGTCATTAGCTTCATGATTAACCGCTAATTTCACTGCGCTATTAAGTTGTAAATCTTTATACTTTGTTTCTAACTCTGCGTTTTTATTTTGTTCTTCTTCGAGTGCTTTCTGAAGCTCGCTCTCATCTTTTACAGAGTCTTTCAATTCGACAATTTGTTCATCACGTTTAGAAATCTCTTCTTTTAACTCTTCAATCTCGGTATTCTTGTCGTTCAATCTTGAACGTGGTACCATTCCCGATTTTGATTCGTCAATCGCATCAATTACCTTCTGCTTGTCGATTTCTCCGTCTTTAAATTGTCCTAACAACGTGTATAAATCCATTTAAACTACTCCTTTTTACGAGTTTTACGTGCAACGCCACGAAGAATTTTGGTATAAAAAGAAGCAGTTTAACGACATGCTAAGGTCGAGTAGTAAACTACTTTCTTTTTCGTTTATATTTCTCCCACTCACGATAAGTCATTTGTGGTATTACTTCTGTTGTGCCATCATCTTTACGTACTCTTGTTGTACTAGGCAAATCATCTTCATCAATGTAATACATAAGCTTACAACGACAGTTGATGTTTTCTTTTGCACTATTCACACCGACAAACAACTTAGGTGCCTGTCCAACGCAACCGCTCGACTTGAACGGTTCGTCTATTTTCTTCTTAGCACCGTCTAGATGTCTGTGTGTGTCTCTTGTACGTGTATCTTTAGTGGCTTGCCAATACTTATACATCTGTAAGCCGTTCTTTTGAGCTACCAATGCACTATCAAGTCCAGCTTGAGACATTGCTCTTCCCGCTTCTGTACGAGCTACACGCAACGATTGAGCTTTAGACATGCCAATATCATCACGGATTGCTTTCGCTATCTTAGAGTAGCCCTCTCCGCTCATAATGCCTTGTGTGATATGTAAGCGTATCTTTTTCAGTACTTCATCACGATGCTTCTGTAGCGTCGGTACTAATCGAATGAACTCAATAGGTTGTTCGATAGCTGATGTGATAACTTCTTTACTAGGAACATCAAACTGCATAGATGTTTGACTTGCCGTCTCGTATAAATAAAGGCTCATAAGGAACTTTTCTATATAAGCATCTTCCTGTGACTTCTGAATCATCTTAGCTACTTGCCTGTAGTCATCAGTCAGCATTGTACCTATACGAGTTAACTCCTTATTGAGCCTGTTATATTTATTGAATTCAGTCCATGTAACATACACATCATCACTTTGATACCTCTCAAACATATCTGAGATGATTTGTTTTATCTCTTTAAGTCGATTAGCAAATAGTTGTTCTATCGGCTTCTCAGCTTTAGAAATTAGACTGTCGATATACTCATCAATATCATTCTGATTCTTTATTGTTAGATCTTTCTTGTTGTTGGGCACCGTCAGCACCTCCGTCATCTAAATTAGGCAGTTGCTTGTTGTACTCCATTTGTTCTTGCTCTATTCGTTCGAGTTCTGCTTGTAAATCTTCGACAAACGGGTGATTTTCCAATACAGTTTCATGGCTTACAATTCCCATAGATTGCTGAGCCGTTTGTACTTGTAATTCTGTGTTTGCTACTTTGTTGTAATTGAAACTAATATCGACATCTTTATGTTCTCCTTTGATGTCGAAGTGCTCAAACACAAACCAAAGTAACTCCTGTATAGCAACTTTAGCTTTACGCGCTAACTTATCTGCTTTCAAGTTTAAGTTAGTATATAGAAACTCTAACGCAACCCCACTTGGAGCCGAACCGAATTTATCAGAACTAAAGTCAACCGCTTGACCAAACAACATTATTTTTTGATATAACTCATCTAAATACTTTTTACTGTTTTCAACTGGTACTTCTACCTGTATTGTGTCGACACCCCCGTTATCTGATACTTTTATCGCCCCGTAATAACGTAGTAAACGTTTAAATTCTGGCAATTCTTGGTCATCGTGGTTCTTTAATACATACGTTAATTCGTTTGAATCTTTAAAAGTATTGGATAAATCAGATAATCGTCTGTTATACGCATCAATCAATGTTTTATACATAAATATATCTGACATTTCTAAGTCATTATTTTTGAATGGAATAAATGGAATCTTACCCCACGACCCTGTACTAAAATGCGTTTTTGAATTCTCCAAATTGTTAGAGTAATCCGGAATAAGCGAGCCGTTTTCATAAACGTAGTAATTAACTGTTACTTTATCCCAGTATTCAACTTTAGTTTCATTTTCTAATTTATACATCCTGATAAACGCCTCTAATTCTTCGTGTTCTTTATCAGTCCATATAGGAATACCTTGTTCTGCTGGTACTCTAAATAACTTGAATTCTCCCTCTTCATCAAGGTAAGGATGCAACCATTCAATACCTTTATTGCTAGCTCCTGTTAGTACACTGTGTAACTTATCATCGAATCTATTGCCCAAAACTTCATCAATACGTTTAACTACTTCATCATCTGTATGTTTAAAAGCGATAGGCTTACCTACAATATAAGAAACTTTTTGATCTACTAGGTTAGCATGGAAATTGGTAATCATTCTGTCATCTGGTTTCAATGGGTCAACTGCTCCTGTAGCATCAACTGGCTTAGGTTCCTTAACAATATCAGGACGTTGCTCATAATATTCTTGACCTATTGAGATTTCAGGTAACTTCTCCAAATGTTGTTTTATATATCTGACAATCATTTCTTCCAGTGTTTCCGGCTTATTGTTAGTCCTCACAATAGCATCAAATATTTCTGTTTGTGTTGGTTGGCTAGGGTACAAAATATTACCTCCTTTAATTAAAGCCAGTGCCACTTGGCTTATTAGCTGTATAAACTGCATATCTTAACGCATCTAATGTGTCATCGTTTAATTTAACTGGTTCGTCTGCATTATCTTTCCAAACGTAGTTGTATATTTCTTCTTTAAACAAACTAACTTTTTCTTTGATAATGAATATTTTATTTAACTTGAATAACCTAGAAATAACTTCAATGCCAGCAATAACAGCTTTGTCAGCATATCTTGCTTTTATCTTCTCTCTTCTAAATCGTTCAATATGTTCAGGTCTAGCTGTATCACAATAAAAAAGAATATCGCCATGCCTTTTTATAACTCCTTTAGCAATAGCTACCCAGTCATCTATTTCTTTATGTCTGTGTGCGTGTTCTTCAATAACGTACTTGTTTCCGTCGAAGTCTTCCGCTACAATCATAATAGAACCATAATGCTCATATCCCCAGTCTACGCCTGCATATTTCCTTTTTATTTGTTTAGTTTTAAATTCTTCTTCTGTGATGTAATGAACTTTTTCTTTGAAATCTTTATATACAACACCCTCAGCAGAAACCCACTTACCATAAATGTCACGATCTGTGAACATTCCTGTTGGTGTACTCGCTATAATCGATTCAATATATTCTTCGTCTAAAAATGTATTGTCGAACAAAGTAAATTGAAATGCTTTGATATTTAGTCTTCCATTCGATAATCGTTGACCACTCTTATCAATGTAATCTTTTTTAACTGGATGCATTGGGTTTTCGGGGTTTGTATCAATTAATATTCTCGCGCCTTTGTAACTACAACGTGAGAACACTTCTTTAATAAACATATTGTGTAATGCTGTTCCCTCGTTTAAAAAAGCACCTGCTGAAGTAAAACCACGCGCTTTTTTCCATGCATCCGAGTTTTGCCCGTCGAATACATACACTTTATTACCGAATATTTTGACCGCGTTAGATTTATCGAGTGTTAACTCTCTACCTAGTATTAACTCCATATCATCTAGTATGTTACGTCTTATAGATGCTTGTGTTGCTCCTCCGATAATGAAGTTAAGCCCCTTGTCTTTATAAGTAGCTATATGCATTAAAAAAAGCAGGATAAACACATATGTTTTACCTGCCCTTTTTGCACCACTCGCTATTAACACTTTGGGTTTATCGTTTATAAAGCAGTTCCAGACTTCTTGTTGTTTCGGGTTTAACATTTCATTAATCATTATTAACACCCGCTAACTTAATAAGTGCTTTAGCAACTTCTGCTTCTTGTGAATTGTTTTCTGTTTTATCCATCTGGTCGATTTTTTTCTCAAGCATCTTAATTTCAGTTTCAATCTTTTTGTTAGTCAGCACTTCATTTCCTAACGTCATTCTATTCATGCCGTCCAAACTAGCGAGGAATGCATCAGCTGTCGCTTTCTTTACTCCCTCTACTTCAATATCGTTCTTCGCTGTATTCTTTAACCACTCATACTCTTCAAAAGCCTTTTGGCGTGTCCATTTTGATTGCTTAGCTACTTCTTGACGTAATTCTTCGTACCTTGTACAAACCTTGCCGTTTTTAGCTACACGGCTAGCTAATACATCGATATCCTTTTCGCTCTTGCCTTTGGTCGAATACCCTGCGTCAATATAAGCTTTGCGTTGGCTCTTGCCCTCGATGAGTCCCAATACAAACTTTTCTTGCTTCGGTGTTAATTTAATCAATTGTTTTCACTGTATCACACGCCTTTACGTTAATTACTCTAGTTATTTTAAATATAAAAAAGACCCGAATAACCGAGTCTTTAAACTACTTATTTTTTAAAATGATCCGTAGCCCTAAAATCACTTTTAACTAATTTAATGTGCAATTCTTGATTTAAGATTTTGCAAACTTCAGTGATAACCATGTTTTTTCCAATAGTCTTTCCTGGTAATATGTTTACAATTTCATCGTTATCTTTAACAAGTTTTATAAACGCCACCTCATCAATGTCATCGAAATCCTTATCAATAGAAATATCATCAATGATAATATTGATTTGATTTTCTACAACTTCTAATTCAACATTTTTTGAATACGTTTTATTGTTAATCGTTAAACTCTTACCTTTATAAATCGTCATTTTTCCTCATCCTTTGTTTATATTTGTCACAATACAAATATATCATAAATACAAAAATGCCCCTACATCTTGTGCAGGAGCTTCGTTCAATAAATGCGAAAGGAGGAAAATAGTTATGACTCAAATTGCAAGAATTAAACTACCCACCATATAGGCAGGTAGTAAGTGATTAATAGCGTAACATATCAACTTTACATGTTTGTCACTTCTCAATCACATCGATGAGAACATCTAATGTGGCTATTACCCCACGTCTTAAGATAATTCTTACAAATCAATTATATAAAATTAATTCACAGTTTAAAAATAGTGTCATTTTCGTCATTTCTGTCATTTTTGTCATTTTCGTCACTGTAGTAGATAAATTTTTTCTGCCAACTCATCACGGCGCGCTAAGAAGTTGTTTCTGTTCAATTTAGAGTTAGGCATCTTCTTGATAATTGCATCCCTGTTATAACCTTTCTTCAACAACTCTAAGAAACAAAAGTCAACATGTCCTAATTTCTGTTGCGATTGATTTATAAACTCGACTTCTTTTAACATCTGCGCATACCTTTTATTTGCTCTTTCAAGCCTCACAACAACATCTTCAACTTTACTTGAGTTTTCCCCTTGTGGTTTTGGTAGCGTTGCTTGTATGCCGTACTGTGCGATTGAATTGCTATCATATTCCGGTATTACATCAGCTAATACATTACACTTCATTTTATGTGTGCCTATCATATTAACAATTGACTCTTTGCTATACATCTACTCTGACACCTCCGCCCTCATCAAATCACACTGATCGCCCAACTTTGCGAAGTCGCTCGGCGCCTCTACATCATCATTAGCCGTCATCATAATATATACTTGCTCAGTTACATACTTACCTAGCTCATACATCACTAGTAAGAATAATAGTCTTAGTATTTGTTTAATCATTGTTTATCTACCTTCTTTACTTCATATAAGACCGGATATAAATTTAAAAAGTGTATTCTATAGCCAATCGTTTTAACTTCTACTTTGTCGCCTACTTTTAACCTAGCTTGTATGTCTGCACTGTCAAACTTTCCTTTGAAGAATAAGTCAGAGTTTTCAATGACTTGCTTGTTGTCTAATACAATATAGAACTTGTCTTCTTTATCTTGTCTCTTGTTATATTTATCTGTAATAGTTCCTTGGTGCGTTTCTTTGTGTTGGTAACTAGCCACTGTATAGATAGGCAATGTGATAACAAGTAGCAATGCGGTTATACCGAATAATGACAGTATTCCGACAGTAAAGATATCGAACCAATCCATATTTTTAAGTTTTTTAATCATCATTATCATCTCCGGTATCAATCAAACTAGGCATCATTCTTAACATAGCCCTTAATTCATGTTCATTCATATTAGCCATCATAGGACTGTAAAATTCACTGTCTTTATCATTAATTTCTTTAATGAAATCATCTTCAATCTTAGCTTTTTCTTCAGGTGTTTTATTTTTGTATTTTTTGATTATTTCAGTGTACTTTTTCGGGAATTTCATTTTAGGTATGTTAATCATTTAATAATCATCCTTTAGTATTAGTTTTCAGTGATTTCTTCTACTTGAAAATTGACATCATCACAGCCAGAAGGTGCTTGTGTATCTATAATTTCCATAGCTTTTAAATCGGCGTGCTCTAAGTCTTTAGCTTCTACATATTCGTTAATCTCACCTGAGTATTTAACCGTAACGTAATATTTTTTCATTTATTTTCTTCTCTCCTATATACTTATATTTTCAAACAACTGACCCACTTTAATAACTGCATCTCTTTTAACTTGTTTCTCATATTTCTCTTTCGCTTCTTCTTTACTCTCTGCCTCAATAACTGTAAGCCTTTGATTGCTCTTAGCTTTAGTTATGTGTGTATGCTTGCGTCCTGTTGAATCTTTGAATGTTGTGACTAAGTATTGCGTCACTTCCCCAAAACCTCCTTGACTCGATCTAATATGTCTTTACACGTATCCTTTTCCTGCGTCTGCTGTTCCATCTTGTCTTTCATGATTCCTTTTCATTTTCTTTTTGTATGCGTCAATGAGTTGGTTGATAGAGTAATAATTTTTAGCTAGAACAAATGGTAAACTTGGAGCAAGGATTTTTGAAGCATCACTATTTTCAAATAATTCCTCAGGTATATCTATAATTACTGATTTAATTACATTTTCTTTTGTAAAATCAAAATCACCATAAACCTTTTCACTTATTGATATAGAGTACAAAATATATCCTTTTAGAAATTCATCAATTTTACTTTGATTCGCAATACTCAATCCAAACGCCAACATGTCCGCTAGTTCATCTAACTGAACATCTAACGGCTTACCTGGTTTCTTCTTCCAGTTCTTAAACGTTTCCAATGTATTAAACCATTCAAAGAATTCAACTACATATGCAATCTTGCTATCTCCTAAGTTCAGCGTCGGTATTCTATCGTCGAACTCCTTTTGTATTTGTAATAACTCTTGTAACTGATCAGTTGTTAATGTGTCAGTCATTTTCCTGTGCCTCCTCATATTTATAGACCACTTGACCTGCCATGATCCCTACTGCTTCATCAAGTTCAATGCCTACTTTAACTGGATGTTGAATCGCATTTGTTATTCCCTCAAGTATTTCATCAAACGCTTGCGCTTTCTTATACACGTCTTCAACCTCTTTTAGTAATCCCTCTGTGTCATTACCGTTATAGGCACTAGCACTGATAATTGATTGTTCAATTTGTTCGCGGTTATTCATCATTTCCATCTCCTTTAAAATAAAGTTAGTTGCTTCTGTTTCTCGTATTCCAAACCATGTTGCTTTATATATATTTCTAGCTCTTCGGCTGTATCAAACGTCTTCTTTACGCCTTGCCAACCTGGTACGATATGCCCGTGAAAGTAATAATTGCCGTTTGCTACATGGATATGTGCCACTCGTTCGTTATCCTGATACAGATATCTCTTAGATCCGAAAAATTGATTTAAGTATTCTTTGCGTGCGTTATCTGTCATAGTCATCACTCCTTTTAACAATTAGGTAGACCAAACGACATGCATTCATCATATAGCTCTTCGTTCCTTATGCTTGTCTTATAGTTTTCAATCACATTGCTAACTTCTTTATGACTCATTGCTTTAACTTGTTCGTCTGTATATTTTTCGCAGTCTTCCAATTCCAGTTGTTCCTGTAATGACATCAAATATTCAACTTGTTTTTGAGTTGCCATAGTTAACCCTCCCACAAATCAAAAGCTCTTTGGACGTAAAACTTCGCCTTTGCTAAATCCTCGTGTCCGTTTTTTAACGGCGCTCTTGACAAGTATTTGATTGCATTACCTATTGCGAATGCTAATTGTGGTGGGTACTGTGCCGTAACTTGTTCAATAAAATCTATAACTTCAATGTCGCCGTATGTGTAGTGCGCTGGTTGCTTAACATTGTCTTGTATTTCGTTCATATCTACTTTTCTGTTACTGATTATGCTCATTATGTTTCACTCCATTTCTTGAACATTTGGTTATAAGTGACATCGAACCAGTACGGATCACGTGAATGTTTTTGAGGTACATTAAACAAATGTGGCTTCTTTCTTCTTAGCTCAGCTTCTTTACGTCGTTGCCTAGCCATTTCACGCTCTCGCTCCAAAGTTTTTGTTATTTGTATTTCTCTATAGTCGTTTAGCTTCATGCCGAAAGGTGCATCGATTGCTTCCGACATCTCCCAACCCTTCGCAACTCTGTTTCTAACTATTTCAGGCGTGAGCCCTTTCTTTTTCATCTGCTCATTTTCATATTCAGTGTATTTAGAAGGGGGTTTTTCTTGTGGTGGCGCAATAAGCGCATCGCCCGTTAACCCTTTTGCTATTCTGTAATTAAGTAGTCCTTTGCTTAGGTTGTACTTTTTAACTATTTCGCTAACAGTCATCATTTTGCCGTCAACCTTTACTTTCTTAGGCTTTACTACATTTTGTATTAAATCTTTCCCCCTCGCCCCTCTGTCGTACCTAGTAATCAATGTCGATACTTTGATATCGTACTTATCCGATACATCAATAAGCGTCATCAATTTACCGTCTATTCTCACTTTAGTCCTTATGCCTGCCATTTATTCCACCTCTACATTTACGTTTCTAATTTTTAGATTGTCATACTCTAGTATTTCGTCAGGATTGTTATATAAGTAATCTGCCAGCGTTTCTTTTTCTTTATCCACATCATCAAAATGCTGATATTCAACTTCGGTAGGTATTCTTATATCAATCGTTGCATTTATATATGCTTGTTGTTGCATTAGATCACTTCATTTCTCTTTTGCGTTCTCGTCTTGCTTTAATTAATTCCTCGTAAGTAATCCATGTTTTGCCTGTGTACTTAGGTGCTTTACATATCCAATTGAGTTTTATGTTTCTGTATTTATGTCTGAAAATCTTAGCTTTAAGTTTTGCTACTTCGGTTGGCATACCTTTAATGTCGATAACTTCAATCAGTTTGTCATCGAGATATAACGCGAAGTCTGCAATATATTCAATCTTTCGTTGTTTATCTAGTTTTGGTAATAATTCGAATTTCGGTTGTATTTCGATATGATCATAATTAGTGCCATTCATATTACTTTCTAAATATTGGTAATATTCACACTCTACTTTGCTATCAAATACAATTCCTTTGTACTCAACTTTCTTAGCATTGTATTTACTCATTGCGCCACCTCTAAATATCAAATATCGTTGCTTGTAAACCTAGCTCTTGCTCATATAGAAGTCCGTGAGCGCCTTTAAATCGTTTTAGGTCACTATCAGTCATAATTTTCTTTTCGTCGCTGAAATGGGCTCCTGTGAGCGAATAAACTTCATTCTCGTTATCTTCATGTTTGATGACCTTAATATCTTCCGTGCCATCTTCTCGGTATAAGTAATATTTTTCTTTCGGCATTTTTAACACTCCTTAATATTCGACGATTGCGGGTCTTTCTTCTTTTTCTTTCAACTTATCATCAATAAGTTTTTTAAGTTTCTCTTGGTCTCCGTTTGCAAAATCAATCATCTTTTGAGCATATACATCTCTACAATGTAATATTTCTTTTATATTTTGTTTTGTGATTACCACGCATCTCGCTCCCTGAAATCGTCTCCGATTACTCTTACTTTTCTTGCTCTTTTTTTCATTCTCGAATTTATACGTTGCCAGTTCATATTTTGATTTAGTTCTTTATCACTAAAGTTAGTTGTAAAGATGTTGTTTTTACCTACTCTGTTATCAACAATGCTGAAAAGTTTATTTATAGTGTGTTCTGTGTTTTCTACACCCATATCATCTAGTACAAGTAAATCAATCTCACTAAGTAATTTGACTAGTTCGTCTGTAGTCTCTACTGCATTTTTGTTGTATGTCGCTTTGATACGATCCATCAACATTGGTATATGCATAAAAGCAACTGTATGCCCTTTAGCTTTAACTGCTTTTGCGATAGCGTATGCTAGGTGGCTTTTACCAGTTCCATATGAACCTTGCAATATTAATGATTTTGGTTCTTTTGTAGAGAAGCCTTGTACGTACTCTATTGCTGTTTGCTTAGCTTGTACTTGTTTTTCATTTTGTGGCTTGTAGTTTTTGACTGTTGCATCTCTTAAAGACGGATTAACGTTTGATTGATTGAATATGTTGTTTATCTTCCGTTGCTTGTTTCGCTTATATTCCTCATAGATTTCACATTTGCAACCGTCTTTATACTCGTAACCATTCGGGTGTTTTTTAGTAGGAGCAAACTTATATAAGTCGTATTCACTTCCACATCTCTCACATTTCAATCCTTTTTCGACATGAGTAGGTTGATATTTTTTCAAGCTTTCGTTTATCTTTTCGCTGAATAGTGGTTTCATAATATCCCCCTAATCCCAATAACTTTCGTCGTACTTCATGCGTTCCAATTGATCTATGCCAGTTGGTTGCGCTTTTTGATTGAGGTACCCCTCAAATTTATTGCCAAAAAGTGTTTCTGGTCTAAGGTATTTATCGCTATCCGTGTTTAGCCACTCAGCTGTTTTGATATCAATCACCTTTTTAAAATCCTCCAACCTAAAATCTTGATTCCATCTTGCTTTAATAAAATCTTTTGATTTAGCTGTATTGTGTTTAAAATGCTTTCCTGTTTTTTTGTTTAAGTATTCGATAATTTCTTTATAGGGAATGGAATACACAGTCGGGTTGCCCGACAATATACTTCCATCATTATTAGTATTGTTATTATTAGTTAAATCATTATTAGTACTATTATTATTAGTAGTACGCCCTTTTCGGTTTTCCGTTTTTCCGTTTTCCGAAAACCCGTTTGCCGATAATCCGTTTTCCGAAAATGGCATTTCGGTTGGTTTTTCGTAAACTAAGTATTCAAAACCTTTAAACACACCGTTTTCAGCTCTTTTTTGTATTCTGTGAACATATTTATTATCCATAAGTTCTTGAACGCCACTATTGATTGATTTTTGTCCATCATTCATATGTTTAACTACTTCTGACGTGTATATTTGCCAATTGTCAGGACGACTTAGGAAATACAATAATATCCCTTTAGCTTTAGCACTTAAATTACTATCGAACACAAAAGATTTATGCACAGTTACAAAATCGCCACTTTCTTTTATCGTTCTAAATGTTGCCATTTCGTTATCTCCTTTCTGGTATAATTTTATTATCGCTATTGCGTTAGATTGGGGGTGGATAATTATGGATCCTATTTTAGGTAAAGGTATTGATAAAATTATTGAAGGCGCATCAAAAGGGCCTGTAGAAACATTCTCTAAAACTTGGGAACTTGTCTTTGGGAAATTCCACCTTTATGTGGATAAAGTTATTTATCAAAGAGAAGTAGAATTTGAAAAATTCAAAGAACAATTTAAAAAAGAAATATCTTCTGTACCTGAAAATAATTTACAAGAACCACAATTTTCTCTTCTAGGTCCTGCTCTAGAAGCTTCAAAGTTTTACATTAGTGAAAAAACTTTAAGTAATATGTTCGCAAAACTAATAGCATCATCTATGGATGACAGAAAAAACTCATTAACCCACCATTCATTTGTTGAAATAATTAAACAATTATCCCCAAATGATGCTATTCTTTTAAAACATTTAAAGAATCACGAAGTACATCCTGCCGTTAAATATAGAGCGGTTTTAAACCCAAAGAATGACGGTATGAATATATCGGACACGTTAATAAAAGACTCTCCGTTAGATATAGAATCAACCGAAATTTCAATTAATAACCTAGTAAGGTTAGGGGTTTTAAATGAAACTTTTGACATGTCTTACTTAACAAAAAAAGGAATTTATAATAAGTTTTATGCTCCTCAGTTTTTAAATCACTTTAATAAGATTATAGAAAAACAAAGATTTGTTTCGGGATTAGAATTTGTTAAAAGAATGTTAAAGTCAGGACACAACCTAGAAACAATAAGTAAACTTTCTGGCATTGAATTTGAAGTATTAAAGTTACATTACAGCCCCTGGGTAATAGACATCAAAAAAGGCTCAATTAGTTTGTCCGCCTATGGTAAAGCTTTTGTAAAAACCTGTATTAACTAAACGGAGATTTTAAAATTTTCTCCACTTTTACAGCATGCATAGCATTTCTAATCTCTTCCGCCAAGATGACGATTAGGAGTGCTATTTTTATTATTCTTAGTCTATTCATTCCTTTTTCTCTCCTTTCAACATTTTATTGAGCCTCTCATCAACTTTTAGCCACGAGTCATGCAAGTGATATTTATCATCAAACGACTTAACGCCAATCGCATGTTGCTCGTTATGATGTTCGCGACATAGCGCTAATACATGTTTGTCGTAGTGATTCATCTTGTTTCTGTTCATACCTCTGCCAACTGCTTCATAATGCGCTAGGTCAGCGTGAGGCTTTCCGCATATTACACAGTTGCGGTTAACAGTTGACCAGTATAAGAATGATTTATCTTGTTTCAGTAGATTACTCGTTTTGTAGCTAAGTGGTATGTCATTGTAGAACGTCCAGTCAAGCGTTGCTTCAATGATTTGACTTGCTTGTGTTCTCGTACAATTACTTAGTGAAATACGTTCATCATAGCCGTAGTAAGTCCTTACATACTCGATGAACATATGTCGCATATAGTCCATTGGTTGACCTGTATATTCTTCTATGTCTTTGACAAGCGCGAATATTTTTCGTCGTTGCTTGCCGGTAATTTGAAACGGATCTATGACGCTTACATCTACTTCTACATCAAACCCGTTATCAAGTAGTAATGTTTCTTTATTGCCTAATTCAACACCCGAGATGACAACTGTTGTTGTGCCGTCATCTTGAGTGATATAGTTTTTGATTTGAGCCATTTAATCACGTCCTAGAAAGGTAAATCATCGTCAGAGATTTCTATAGGACCATTAGCATTAGCAAATGGATTATTTGATTGCTGTCTATTCTGTGGTGCGTTATATGAATTATGCTGTTGTTGGTTGTTAGATTGACCGTTGTTTTTACGTTCAACGAAAGTTATATTGTTGACTGCGATGTCTGTAGTAAACACTTTCTGTCCTTGATTATTTTCATAACTACCGGTTTGTATTGAACCAGTAACGCCAATTTTATTACCTTTATTAAAGTTATTAGCGATGATTTCAGCAGTCTTACCAAATGCAACACAACGAATGAAGTCTGTTTCATATTCGTTAGTTTGTTTGTTTTTGAATGGTCTCTGTACTGCGATTACAAAGTTAACTACGTTGTTGTTTTGACCTTTTAACTCTGGATCTGCCACTAGGTTCCCAATTAAATTTACTGTATTCATTGTTCAATTCCTCCAAGCCATTTTTTTATCTGTTGTCTGGTTACATTGATTTGGTTTTTATTCAGTGCTTCGACGTTCATTTTTTCTAATTTGTTAATTTGTTCCTGGTATTTTTCCGCGAATCCACTTTCTTTAGCTATGGCTATAAAATCATTAACTTCTTTAGTTAGTATGTCTTTAAATTCTTGACTTACTGTTGAATATTTATCTTGTTTTTGTTTTGCGTCTGCGTCATCTTCATCAGTTGGAATGTTAAAGAACTTCATTAAGAAATAGCGTTCAGCATAAGTTAACGCTGTGCCATGTGCTTGTGAAATATCATTTTGTTGACCGTAAGCGTGATAACTTACTTCATACTGTTCTTCTGGTTTATCAGCATTAATCCATGTATAATTCAAATCCATTTCAACTATGAATTCTGTCACTTCTTGACCTTTTTTGTTTTTAAAAGTATGTGTCGTCCAATTTTCATTTGACGTATTGGGGACTAACAATAAATTATGTTCAATCATCTTTTCTCTTATTCTGTGTAATATTTGAGATCCTGAAACATACGAGAAGTTATAACCCTTAGTATCTTTTGTGAAGCCCGCAATATTCGCTTTAACATCTGCTATTTTTTGGTACAAATTAAGTTGTTCGGCCATCTATTCTCCCACCTTTACCGTGTATGACGTTGGTTTCTCAACAATGCTAGCACCCTCTAAAACTTCGCCGTTTGCGTCAATTAAAGTGCCGTTTTCAGTTACATTGAAATCTTTCTTAATGTCTGATTGGCTAAGTTTTTTAGTTACCTTTACATAGTTGTCAAAACCTCGTTGCTCAAGTTGTTTAATAACTTCTTGCTCATTGCTAACTTGAATGACTTTTGAACCTTTTCTGGCTGTCACTTTTCCGTAAGGTGTATTCAACTTGAATTTGCTATCTTGTTCTTTTTGTATTCTGAAATATTCAATTACAAGGCTTTGTAAATATTCTTTGCCACTCTGTAATTTTTCTACTTCTTTATCTTTCCATTCGTTTATGCGTTCAATTTCTTTATTTGCTAACTCGTTGATTTCATTCTCTTTAGTTGTGATTGCATCTAGTTTCTTAAAGACCCAGTTAGCACTGTCTAAGTCTGTTACTTTGAATCGGTCGTCTTGTTCAAATGTTTCTAGTTCTCTCTCTTGTAATTCATTCACTTTTCATGCCTCCTACCATCTCATGACTAAGTTAATTAGCCTGTCTCTTTCGTCTGTGTTCTCTTCAATCCATTCATAAATAGATTGATTTAATATGTCTAATGCTGTGTATAGATCATTCTCATCTGTTATATTTATACTGTCGATAAATCTATCTTCTAAATCTAAGACATTCACTAGAATGCTGTAATCTTGTTTCTTAACTGCTAATTTAAAATCGAATCCGTCTACATTAATTACTTTTTGACATACATCGCCAATTTTGTAGTACATTGTTGACACTTCTTTTATTTCGTTTTATATTGAACATGAATTAATTTTGTTAATCGTTTGTCACTGTTACTTGTTGGCGCAAGTAGCAGTTTTTTTATTCTTCATAAAAGTATTCTTTATAGAATATGAAAGTTGCAATACTTGCGAATCCCGCAATCGACCATGCAGTAGTGAAGTATAGAAACGGCATAAGTACAATTGCTAAGACTGTGAAGCATAGCACTGCTACTAGGTAGCTTTTATAAGTTTTACTCATATGCTAATCCTCCTATAATTCGTATTCATTAATCATTAAATTGGTACCGATAAATTGAATAGCTTTGTCAATTTTTATATAACGCTTTTGTCCTCGACCAAATCTGTACATGCATTCTTTTTGAAAGTCTTTATTCGAGTAAACTTTTTTCTCTAAATCATCTTTTGAAATACCACTTATTTTTACAAACGCATTTGCGTCTGCATATCCGATGTATTCCATATTCTCCCCCTCCTATATTTCGTTCTCAAATTTCATTTCAATTTGCTTGATTCTGTATAAAGTAGCTTGTGACGGGAACCAATTAGCAATCATTTCGATTACATCGTCGAAATGTTTTTGTCTTACATTCGTTCTTGAGCTTGCGCCAGTCATCTTTTTCACTTCCGAATTAATATCCCTGAATAATTCGCTACGTTGTTTTTGATTTGTTATCGCATGTAGTCTTTGTATGTGAGCTACTCTTTGATTGATAGTTCTAGTTAAGAAATTGTAGTCTCCCGCATCCAGTTTTTGATTTTCTTTCAAATCAATAACATCATCTTTTACGTTTTTAATTTCTTGTTTTGTTTCTTCTGTAGCTTCAAACATTAATCTCAATGCTTGCATTGGGTCACTAGGTACTTGGTAAGCACCAGTTTTTCTTAAAGTTGGTAAAACTTCCGAAGTTACCCAACGTTTGAATCGTTTCGCATTTTCTAATTTGCTAGAAAAAATTAAACTGTATAATCCTGATTCGTTGATGATCACTGCGTTTGATTTGTAGTTAGAACCAGTGCCCTGAATCAAGGTAGTGGTTTTGTCTTCTAAATCTACATGCGTCGCTATTGCGTTTTGTGGTTTTTGATACCCTAATATTTTTGCGATGTCTGAACCAACGAAATATGGTTCTCCGTCAACTTCTAATGTCCTTACTGGTAATTCTTCAAAATTAAATGTTTGTAATTCTTGCATTTCAGTTTCCTCCTTTTTTTCTCAACACCCACATTCAGCAGACGGTCATCGCAATGACTATCGAATGTATTTAAGTGCGGCTCATATCATCGCCAGCTCTCGCTCACATCTGCTCAATGTGGATGTTGATAAGCGTGGTTATATTAAGTTGTTTGTTTTTCTTCGACTAAAACGTATTTAAAATACGATTCATCTTTTAAAAAAATAATCTCATCAATAGAGATATTTAATGCTTTGGCAATTCTAAAAGCGTCTCTAGGTTTAATCATTTCTGGTTTATTTTCCCAAATGTTATAAGTAGATGGTGAAATACCTAGTTTTTCAGCGAAAGACGACTGGGTATAACCTTTCCGCTTTCGCCATTCATCTAATTTCAGACTTTGTTTGATGTAGTTCATTTTTTAACCTCCTTGTTAAGTTCTGACTAAAGTATATCGTAACTTAAATACGAATTCAAGTATTTTTCGTAATTATTTTAGAAATTTACGTATTTTTATTTTTGTAAATCGTATTTTAAGGGTTGCAATTACGATTTTTCATAGTATAATAAAAGTGTAAAAACATTATATATAAGGAAGGAAAACAAAATGGCTTTCAAAAATTCCATAAAAGAAATCAGATTGAACAATAGATTGTCTAAAGTTGAAATGGCTAGAAAATTAGATGTTTCCGAAGGCACTATAAGAATGTGGGAAAGCGGAAGAACTGAACCTAGAATGGGTATGGTCGAAAAAATTTCAAGTTTGTTCAATGTTTCTAAAGGTTACCTATTAGGAGAAATTGAGGAAATTGTTTTGCCAGAATTTGATAGCGAAATCGAGGTTCCATATTTCGGTAAAGTTTCTGCTGGGAATTTCGAAGAGGTTGCAATTGATAACGAAAAATTAAAAGTTCCCCCATTTGCTTTTAACGGTCGTAAACCTAGTGAATGTATAGCGCTAAAAATAAACGGAGATAGCATGAATAAAATACTTGCTAATGGCTCTTATATAATTGTTCATGATTATAGAAAGTCTTGTGATCATAAACTTAACAGCAATGACATCCTTGTATTACGTCTAGGTGGCGAATATACAGTTAAGCGTGTGAGACGTACTGAAACAAAACTACATTTAGACCCAGTAAGCTATTCAGATGAATTTAAAACTAATTCTTACGATTTAGATTCTATTGATGAAATCGAAGTGATAGGCAAAGTTATTTATAACTATCGAATTTTTGATTAATAGCGCCTATATGGCGCTTTAATATAAATATAAAAAGGAGAAATAAAAATGAAAAGATTATTAGGTTTAGTATTAGCAAGTACGTTAATTTTAGGTGCGTGTGGTAGTAGTGGAGACAAAAAAGAGAGTAATGATGCGAAAACTTCTGTAGATGAAAACAAAGCTCAATTTAAAAACGATACATTAGTTTTAGATCAAGCAGTTTTAAAAATTAAAGATGTATTTTTAATTAATGATAAGGATAATCAAAAGAGTAAAAAGAAGCTTATCGCATTTAAATATGAGGTTAAAAGTAAAGTTGATGACGACAAAATCACTCCAACTAATGTTTGGATTGCATCTATGAGTGCTACTCAAGATAGTAAAGATACCGTTAATAAATTAGAAATGGATATCACGCCAAACACTGGCAAGCTTGGAGAATGGAACAAACATAGTTTCGACAAAATTAAAAAAGGCGGAACTGCTAAAGGTCTTGTAACTTACCAACTCCAAAATGACAATGAAGTTACTTTGCACGCTACAAAAGGTAGTGAAGACAAAAAATTAGGTACTAAAAAAATTGATATCAGTAAATTAAAAACAGTAGATTATTCAGTTATGGAAGATTTCGACAATTCTACTACTAAAGAAGAATCACAAGATGATAGTGATAAAGTTTCAAGTTCTGAAGAACACAGTGACGATAACAAACAAAGCACTTCTGCTTCGAGTAAAAAGCAAGCGCAGAATAATACGCCGACTAACAATAACGGACAACAAGCACAACCACGTGACCCAAACGAACCTAGTTACGAAGAATATTTAAATGCTAAAAGAGCCACTGAAGAAATGGAAAATAATCCGGACAAAAACCAACATGCTGGAGGTGGTCCAGGAATGTCGTTAACACACCCTAATCAGTCATATGATAGTTTTAGAAAAGAAGTAGGAAAAGCAAGAAGCGAAGCAATAGTTGTTCAACAATAAAATTCCGGGTAGCCCGCCTACCCTTATTATTTTTTGCCAATTTTGAGGAGGAGAAATAAGATGGCATCATTTACTATTACAAAAAGAAAGAATAAAACGTCGACATCTTGGCAATACGATGTGAAACATCCGTCTTTCAAATCAGGAAAGAAAAGAAAGTCGGGATTCAAAACTAAAGCAGAAGCAAGTAATGCTGCACAACAATTGATTAGAGATTTGGAGGACGGAAATAACATTGAAGATAACAAAAAATTTAAAGAATACTACAGTGATTGGATAAATATAAAAAATAAAAAACAATTATCCAGCAAACAGTTTTATTGGTACAAAAGATCAATTAAGTTATTTAGCGAGTTTTTTGGGGAAAACATGTTAGTAAAAAATATTACTCGAAGTGAATATCAAAGGTTTTTAAATAAATACGCACAAGGTCATACTGACGAGACCGTGAGAAAGGTTCACGGTTGTTTAGCAAGATGTATCAAAGACGCGTTATATGATGGTTATTTTAAAAAAGACCCTACCTATGATGTTAATATCAAAGGCACTGAAAAACCTAAAGATGAGAAGTTTAAATATATAACGATTAAAGACTACTTAAACTTACTAGAGTACTTTAAAAAAAGAGATGAAGAAAGTTATATCTTTCTGTATATTTTAGGTATTACTGGTGCAAGATATAGCGATGTTATCAATATGACATACAAAGATTTAAACAAAGCAAATGGTATAGTTCATTTACCCGGAACAAAAACAAAGAATTCAAAACGAGACGTAGAAGTTAATCCAAGAGATATTATGCGTATAAATTCAAAGTTGGCTAGATTGCCACGTAGAATTAACGGGAAGCTATTTTCGGTTAGTCATACATCAGTGAGCAAATCATTTAAAAAAGCAAAAGAAGTAATAGGATTAAATAATGATAACATCACTCCCTATTCACTTAGACATACTCACACATCTTACTTACTATCAAAAGGCATACCGATTGAATATATTAGCAAACGATTAGGTCACTCTACAATATCGCAAACGTTAAACACCTATTCACACCTACTTGAAGAACATAAAAAAGAGCAAGGTCAACGAGTCAGAGAATTATTTTCTTGACACCTATTTGACACTTGCTAGAATAAAAAGCTGTTAAATCAAGGTTTTAAAGCTTATTTTTACGGAAGGTAAGGGAT